CCCCCGCCCCATGCGTTATCCCCCCATGCGCCGTCACCCCAAGCTAACGCCATATCAAATTATGCCTCTGCAAATGTTTTATTGTGCAAAATATTTAAGACAGTTTTTTTGCAAACACCAAACTGCATTGCCAATTTTTGTGCGGATAACATAGGATACCCCGCACGAATTGCTTGCGCCTGATCCATTGTTAATTTTGAGTTTGGTCGATCTGGCACAGGCTTGGATACAGCCTCTTCAATCGTCATCCCGTTTTTAATCCGCAGGCGAATAGCGTGTGATGTACACCCGAGTTCTTTTGCCCACAAAGCCAGCGTCTGCGTTTTACCGTGCGCCGTATAAAACTTGTTGTTACGCTTGTTATTTGCTTGTTCGGTGCGTGATGCCCAGCGGCAGTTTGTTGGGCCGTAGTTGCCGTCATTATCAACACGCTCAATCATGCCACCCTCTGGGCATGGCCCCATATCTCGCAAGAAAGCCTTATAACCTTCTTTGCCATGCCATGATGCATCAATCGCAATACCACGACCGCCATAATTTACGTATGACTTATGGTTTGCGTTATAGCAACGATTGTGCATAGCTCTCCAAACATTTAATAAACGATTTGTTGTTGACATAGGACACTCCTGTTAAAGAGTGTATCCTACCACAATTATGTAAGTGTCAACGTATAGGATACCGCAATAGTGTCACCAGAAACAACAGACTTGGAACTAGAAAAGTCTCCAGCGGAGAACAACGTCCCAGTTG